CTCAGGTATGATCGGGATAGACCCCGGATTCAAGGATTTGATCGTAACCTCGGACGGCGAGAAAGTGCCGCACCCGAAAGAGTTGCAATCCTCGCTAGAGCGTCTAGGACAGGCGCAGCGCGGCATCAACCGCAAGCTGGTAGCAAGGCTGCACGAGCGCATTAAAAACCAGCGCAAAGACCGCAATCACAAGCTGTCGTTGCGTCTGGTGCAAGAGAATACCCTGATCGTTTTCTCGAAGGACAACATCAGAGGGGTAGCAAAGAAGTTTGGGAAGAGCGTAGCCAGCAGTGGGCATGCTCAACTTAGGTCAATGTTGAGTTACAAGAGCATTCAAAGCGGTACTCAATATATCGAAGTCAATTCCCGCAATTCCACAAAGACATGCTCTTCGTGTGGCTCATTGTCTGGGCCAAGCGGTTTGAGCATGCTTTCAGTGAGGCAATGGGAGTGTAGCTGTGGAGCCAACCACGACAGAGATAAAAATGCTGCCGTAAACACCCTTTTGCTGGGCATGGAATGTGCCTCGAACGATGGAGGATTGCGCCATGCCGCATAACTCCGACCGGAATCCCCACGCCTTCAGGCGTGAGGAGGTTCAGAAGTCGTTTGCTGATTACTGGATAGAGCATTTTGATACGCTGGACGAGGAAGCGAAGCCTGTTTTCCTGCTGAAACTGAAGCGCGAATGGCGCGAAGAGGGAAATCACGACGCGATGGACGCGTTCTTGCAGTTGTGCAGCAAGTGGATGAGCGAACCAATACCAAAGTGAGCGGTTTCAATCTCAAGAACTTCTGGAAATTCGCGGCCTCCCTCAAGGTTGACACGAAGGAATCCGACCAGATAACGCTGGCACAGGAAAACCTCCTCGGCACGCAAATCTACATGATAGAGGAGATTGCGAAGGGGATAGAGGAGGGTGTTCACCACTTCGTAATACTAAAGGGCAGGCAGCTTGGCATCACCACTATCTCAATCGCGCTCGACCTTTACTGGGCGATGAAGCACAAGGGCATGTCGGGTTCTCTCGTGACGCACACAGAAGAAGCAAGGGAGATGTTCCGCGCCACCATCACGATGTACATGGAGTCGCTCCCCGACGAATGGCGCGTACCGATCGTCACCCACAACCGAACTCAACTGGTTCTTAAAAACCGAAGCCGATTTTCATATCAGGTTGCGGGAACCCGAAAAAACAGTAAACTTGGGAAAGGGCAAGCACTCACTTTTCTTCATGCGACCGAGGTTTCGGAGTTTGGAGACGAGGAGGGCATGGCATCACTGGAAGCCTCTCTTGCAGAAAACAATCCGAACCGTCTGTTCATCTACGAGTCAACGGCCGAGGGGATGAACCATTATGTTGATATGTGGGAAAATGCCAAGTCAGCGACCACGCAGCGTGCGATATTCATAGGTTGGTGGCGGCATCAGGGATACCGCAAGAAGAAGGGCACGCAGGAATACCGCGTTTACTGGGATGGCAAACTCACGCACGAGGAGCGCAAGTGGGTGACGCAGGTAAAGAAGTTGTACAATTTCGACGTGGACGACGAACAGATTGCATGGTGGAGATGGAACCTTGCCGAAAAGACGCGTGACGAACAGCTTATGTATCAAAACTTCCCGCCGACGGAAGATTATGCGTTCGTCATGTCTGGTACTAATTTTTTTAATCCATCGCGCATTACTGACGAGTACAAGGTTGCTATCAAGATTCCGGTGAGCAATTTCCGCTTCGTCCTGCGGCAGAACTTCGAGGACACGGAACTGACCGGCTGCAACGAAAAGATGGCTAATTTGAAAATATGGGACTTTCCGCAACACGGGGGTCATTATGTTATCGGAGCAGACCCCGCGTATGGTTCTTCAGAATGGGCCGACCGATTCTGCGCATCAGTGTTCCGTTGTTATAGCGACGGCATGGAACAGGTGGCAGAGTTCAATACGGCAGATTGTTCTCCTTATCAGTTTGCCTGGGTTGTTTGCTATCTTGCAGGAGCGTACATGATGAACGGCGCGTCCACCTGTATGCTGAACCTTGAGATTAACGGGCCGGGACAGGCGGTGCTGACCGAGATGAACCAGCTAAAGCGCGTCGCGGCCAATGCGAAGGGCGGGAATTCGCGCGGGATACTCGACGTGGTGGCCAACATACAGAACTTCATGTACAAGCGGCAGGACTCGTTCGGGGCACCAAGCGCGTACCACACACTTTCCAATACGCGCGAGAAAGAGCGTATGTTCAACTGCTTCAAGGACGGCTTCGAGCGCGGTATGATACGCGTGAAATCGCCCGGCTGCATCGACGAGATGAAAAATATCATCAGGGAAGAGGGCTATCTGGGCGCGCCCGGCAGAGGCAAGGACGATCGCATCGTGGCGGCAGGACTGGCGACCGTGACGTGGATTGATTATGTGAGAATACGCATGGTGCAAATGCAACTGAGCCGCGAAAACTGCATGAAAAGGGATGCAGAGGGCAAGAGCGGGGGCGGGACGGAAAGAACTGTCGAACGGTACCTCCAGCAGATAGGAGTGGGTCAGGGGATGCCGCGATGATTTGCATAAGCCCCGGCAAGGGCGGCAGGTACGGCCCGCACAAGGTACGCGTCATTCTGGAAAAGGACGGCTCAACACAAAGCTGGGAAAGTGAGTACCCAATATACTCGCAAGACGAGCTACGACGCCGTATAGCCAGATACCGAGGCACCCCGTCGAGTAATGGAATACCGAAAAAGCCGAGTACGGTTCTGGCGATACTGGACATAACCTATCTGGCCAACATAGATCGATGCAATAAGAATTTTTGGGATTTCATGAAGAACAAGCACACTTTCGGTGAAAAGGTGTCGAGGCGTCTTAGCCGGGCGGTGTACCTGTGTGATTCGGGCAGGGTGCGCAAATTCCAGTGGAAGTGGTATGCGATTTACGACAAGCCTTGGAAACCGGCGGTGAAGGAGATGCGCGTGAATGTTAATTTTTTGAGCGGCGTGACGATAGTCAAGCCTGTTCCTGAAGCAAAATTTGAAACGATGCCCACATTTGCCGAACTGTTCGGACGGAGGAATAAATAATGCCCGCTTTAAACGATTACATCTGTGCCGTTCACGGCAAGTTCGATTCCTTCACCGGAAAGTGTCCGCACGGCTGCGGTAAGGAGTTGGTGCAAAAAATCTTATCCGCTCCAGCCCTGCTTTCGGGGCGCACAAGGAGCATTGACAAGACGGTGCGCGACTTGGCCAGCGATGCCGGTGTTACAAACCTGAACAACAGGGGCGGGCAGGCGGCTTTCCAGTACGATACCAATATGGACAAGGCGGCAGACGACATGCGCCGGCAGATGATGAGCGGGCAGACGTATGCGGGCGCACTCAACGGAGGGGAAAACGCCATAGCGGGCACACTTGCAGAGAATCATCTTCAGGGGGACAATGCCTTCGCTCAAGTCAAGGACTTGATGACGCAACCAAAACCGATCGTGCATGGCGCATGGGACGGAAAGGATTAACCATGAAAATACCCGAAAAACTCGAGGAACGCGACTCGTTCTATACCGACCTGATTCGGAAGTGTACCGCGACGCAGGACGAGCGCGCGACGGAGTACGGGATACTGCGGCACTTTTATCTGTTCGGGCGCTCGCCCGAGGAGGACGAAAACTATTTCAACAAGATATTCCCGCACATCGATACCCTTGTTGCATTCCTGTTCGCAAGTGAAACGACAAAGTTCTCCATCCACCTGCCGAGCGGCGAGAATGAGGAGGAGTACCTGAGATTAAAACCGCTCAACCGCGCCATGAACGATATGTGGCTGTCAAGCAACGCCGACCAGGTGTTCAGTCAGGCGCTTACATGGAGCCTCGTTTACAATTCCATGTTCATCAAACTCATACCCAAGGGGCAGGAGATATATCCGTTCTGCATCGAGCCGTCATGTATGGGCGTGCTGCGCGAGGACTTGCCCTACACCGACCGGCAGGAGGCGATAACCCATACCTTCTACACTACCAAATCGCAACTTGAAGATGATTTGATTTCCCACCCGCAAAAACAGTACATTCTGGATAACGTGTCGGCATCGCCCGTCGATATGAACAAACCGGACGGGCTTTCGCGCATCCTGCTGACTTCATCGAACCCCACCATGCAGGGGAGCGTGAACTCCAACCTCAACCTCAACATCCAGTACATACCCAAGGTGGACGAGGAACTGATACTCATGCACGAGCTTTGGGTGTGGGACTCGGACTTGCACGATTACCGCGTGGTGACGAGGACGGATACGGGGTTCACGATTTACGACCGCGAGAATTTCTTTCTGAAGGGCGAGAACCCCTTTATCCAGATATGCGCGAACCCCATGTATTCGTACTACTGGGGATTGTCCGAAGTGGCCGGCATGACGGGCTTGCAAAGGTGGCGCAACGAACGTGTCGAACAGATACGCAAACTTCTCAACTTGCAGGTGAACCCGCCGACCGCAATGACTGGATGGATGGGATTGCTGGAGGAGAAACAGTATGCGGCATTTTCACAGGGTTCGTACATCTCGACCGACGGAATGCAGTCAAAAGTCGAGCGGTATGCTCCCGAGATACCCACTGACGTTTTTGCGGAAGTCAAGGAAATTGACGCTCAGTTTGCGGAGCAATCCGGTCTGCAAAACATCCTCATGGGAAAAGGTGAAACGGGTGTACGTACGGGCAAGCAGACCTCAGAACTTGCAAGACTTTCTTCGGCGCGCATCAAGAAGCGGGCGCTGGTCGTGGAGGACGCACTCGAAGGTATGGCAACGCTGTACCTGAAGCTCATGCGCAAGAACGACCCGACGATTTATATGGACGAAAAGAAACAGGAGTTTGTCGCCAGCCAGTTCACCGAACATTTCGTTGTCAAGGTGGACGCGCACAGCAATAGCCCGCTCTTTGTCGAGGACTTGAAATCGCTGGCGATGGAGATGTTGCAGGCGCATTGCATAACACGCGAGCGGTTCATACAGATAATATCCCCTCCCGACAAGGAACTGATAATCCGCGAACTTAAAGTCATAGAGCAGAAAGAGGCCGAGGCGCAGAAAGCGGAACAAGAGGCGGAAGCGGCGAAGAACCAGCCGAAAGGCGAATAGGCATGACCGACGACGAGGCCATCGCTATCGGGTTGGATGGCAACAGGATGCAGTCCGAGGGAAAGTTCAGGGAGGCGGTCGCCTGCCACATGAAACTGCTGGAGCATAACCCGTCCAACTTCGGCGCGGCCTTCAATATCGCGGTGTGTTATATCAATCTCGAACAATACCAGCTTGCGATAGATTACGCGATGAAGGCGATAGCGAATAACCCAAGATGGGCGCAGGCGTTTCATGTTTTGGGAAGCGCATATCACGAGCTGGAAAATTATGTCATGGCGGAGCGCAGCTACAAGATGTGCCTCTACCTTGATCCGCAATCCGAGGACGCGAGAATCAGTCTGTGCCATCTGCACGCGCAAAAAAACGAAGTGGGATACGCTCTGAGGATGGGGCGCGAGGCGGTAGAACTGAACCCGAAAAACTTTGCCGCGTGGCTGAACCTCGGCAACGCTTACTTGCCGCAGGGCGACTATCACGAGGCGATAAAGTGCTACCGAGAGGGCATAAAGTGTGGCGGCGAAATGGCTTCAGCCATACACAGCAACCTTATTTTCACGATGGACTTGTGCGGCGATTTTTCCATGAAGGACTTGCATGACGAGCGCAGAATGTGGGATATGATGTGGGCACAAAAATATCTTCCTAACATAAAATCAGGTAACGCCGTTTCAGGTGATTTTGATATGTGTGTGAGTACACACTTGACAAACGCTTTTATATGCGAGTAGAGTGCCAATCAGCAGTATAGCTGACCTGCTCAAAGTTGGCTCGAACGAACTAGGAGAAAATCATGGCCAAGCGCGGACGTAAACATAAGCGTAAGTAAGCTTATCGCCCTTACAAGGGTCAAACAGGAGGGCGTCAGACCTCCACTTATTTTTAACTGAAAAAATAGTGAGAAATCACTTTTCAGGGTGATAAAAAATGATAAACGGAATGTTGCAACCGGGTGAACAGGTATCCAACCAGCGCGAGGATAACTTCACGGCAGCACAAAACATGATAGGCCAGATAAACGTCGCTGGAGGCCAGCTAATCTGTCCGAACATTTCCGTTGGTTCAGTAGCACTTGCCTCGATGGGCACAAATACATCGGACATAGCAGGGCAATTCTGGATTACCGATATAGAAGTTCCTTACAATCGCATTCTCAAAAACATCAGTATGCTTTCCGGCGGAACCGCCACAACCGATTACTGGTTATGGGCGATTTACGATTCGTTCGGCTATCTTCTGGCTTCGAGCGCGGTTGCCGGGCAGTTGCTTGCGACGGCAAACTCTTGGCAGACACAGCCGATTGCGCTGACTTATGCGCGCGGTACGACAACATCCACACCTGCAACAAGCGTTCAACTGTACGGGCCGCAGCAATACTATATTGCCGTTCAGGGCAACGGCGCCACTGGCGGAGCATTGCAGACCATACCTGCACCTTACCAGATGTGTACCGGCATCCTCGCAGGGACATTCGGCACGATACCTGCCACGATTACGGTACCAACTACTTTCACGGCTGCAAAAGGCCCGATTATTTACCTGAGCTAAGACATGGGCTATATCCATACAGACCTGAAACTTCTCGACCCCGCCACAGGGACATTCGATGATCTTGACGGAGGTTCTCAGACGACCAGGATACTTCTGTTGAATATCCTCATGGAGTTGAGGGTACACACACAGTATTTGCAGGCGATGAACATTGGCATAGTGAATGACGACCCAGCGCAAATGCGGATTGATACCGCGCTCGACCCAAGCTCTTTAACACCTTTCACGGCAACATCGAACTTCTAGGAGATATTCATGGCACAAAACCAACTGCTCGTTGCAAACCCCGCGACCACACAATCGACTGACGGTACGCTAACCATAGGAAGCGCCGGTCGCCAGAACGACGCGCTGATTTCCGAGGTTCACGGAAAATGGTACACAGCCGGTTATCGCGGTGCGACATTCGTGACTTCCACGCTTATCGCCGGTATTACCGTTCCCGTCGCTGCCGCAACATTGGGTAGCAAGTTCACCCTATGGAACCCGGCAGGCTCAAACAAGATAGTAGAGCTTATCAGCATTAACGTCGGTCTTAGTGCTGCGACCACTGTCGTTTCCGGTCTTGGCCTGATGATTCAGCGCAATATGTCAACTACTTCCGGTATCCCGACTTCGTTGACTTCGCAATATACAGCGCCTTTAGGGTTATCCGGCACCGCAGCAGCAGGCGCTTACTCGGCAGCGACTCATACCAACGTGGCGATTCCGGGCGTTTCGGCGGCAACACCCGTGCCGATTCCGTTCTACAACATTCTGACCTTTGGCGCCGTGACAGACTCGGGCGCACAGGCTTTTGACCACTTTTTTGACGGTCGTATTTTGCTCGGACCCGACTCGTCTGTCGCTCTTTGCGATACGGTAGGTACGGAATTGACGATTGTTGCAACATTAACATGGGCGGAATGGCCCCAATAACATGCCGATTCCACCAGAATTGCAGAAGTTGATGGGCGGCGGCCAGAATCCCGCGCCACAATCACCGATGCTTGGTGGCGGTGCGCCACCAAACGGGCCAGCGTCGGCGCCCATGAGTACACCCCAGCCGAACGAGGGTGAAAAGCAGGGCGCGATGGCACAGGTGCAGATGGCGACGGACTTACTGGAACAGACTTTGAAGCCGTTTGGCTCGGAAACCGAAGAGGGTCAGGTGATTCTTGAGGTGCTAAAGAAGTTGGGAACGAAGTTTGGCGACAAAAAAGAGAAGGCTAGGGGGCTGATTCCCTCGGAGATTATGAATTTAGTATCAAGCCTGCCAAAAGGTGTCGGCGGAATGCCCCCACCCGGCGCAGGCGCACCACCACCGGGAGCTGGAATGCCCCCACCACAAATGTAAACTGGAGATGATGCCATGACTGAAATGAGTTTGTTCAAACCAAAGAACTATCCCGCACGGAAGCCGACCGACGCGAAGCTGATGAACGGGAATATCGCAAATCCTCCGCGCTACAGCGAGATCGGCGGGCTAGACGCGCCGCACAAAGGCGGGCACGGCGAGTTCAAGAACAACAAGTCCTTGCGGAAGCCGGGTGGAACGAAGTAAAGTAAGCACTAACTAACCAACTAAGGGGCTAAAAATGGGAACAGTGAGCTTGGAAGGGATGTCGGCGGAGGCAATAAGCGGTCTGGCGATGATTGCGAAGGGGTTGAGTGACAA